GTATCATTGCCTATATCTTCGTTTATCTGTTTATATTTTATTAGAAAAATTTTCAATTAAATATCTCCTGAATTATTTTTAAAACCTCAATTACTTTAAGTAACCAATTTTTAATTAACGCAATATTTTTATCCATTTGTTTTAATCCTCCTTGCTTGCATTTTTTAAGCTACATTGAAGCGAATTCAATACATCATCTATCACGGAATGAATATAAAAAGTTTCGTCGCTTCCATAATCCGAATAGTCATCAAAATGTTCTTTTAGTGTTTCTGCAAACTCTTCGTGCGCCTCAGACTTAGCTCGTGATAATCTTTGTCTATATTCATCTATTTTTTTAAAGTTTTTACATGGTTCTGTGTTTGCACATTTTAAAGTACAATACCCAAGATTATAGCCCAAACAATCATTATAATTCACAATATCCCCGCCTTACCTAATTCCTTTATAATCAAATCGTATTCGTCTTTGCAGCCCTTTATAGGTGTATACGTTATATTGTGAGATTTTAAAAACTCAGGCAACGCAGACGCTAATTTTTTACAGCCAAGATGACTTTGTATTCTGCCATAAGGCTGATAATGGTCGCTTTCTAACAAGAATGAGATATTATTAAATGAGTTAAAACAACTCATAACTACGCTGTCGAAATTTTTACCGAGAATTTTGCTCTTGTTATAAAGAATATTAAGAGGTAAAGGACTGTCTGTGACTATAACATCCACTTTGCCCTTACAGCAATTCATTCTGTAAAATTGTTCACCGAACAAATAGCATTGATTTTCGGGTTTAAAAACTTCCATGTTACCTTCCCAAACTTTATCTTTTGCAAACTCCGTAATCAATTCTGCATTCACTCCGTGCATTTTAAGCTGACTGAAAATGTAAGCTGCACAGGTCGATTTTCCTGATGCCGGAGCACCAAATAAATTAACTACTATTCTCTTCATCTTCTATTCTCCGTTCTATTAAAAACATTCTTGCTAATATGGCTCCTACTGAATTAAAGATTGAAGAAACCAAAACAAGTTTCATACACATTAAAAAGTCCGCCGTCGAATCTACAAATAAAATCGAGTAAGCCATATTTGCAACACAGTGTTCAAACCCGCATAATAAAAACACGGTAACACCTAAAATAATTCCCGCTGTTTTTGAAACGTCGCTTTTCGACGTTTTATAATTTTTAACAACTAAAAACATTATGACTCCGCAGAAAAACGAAAGAATTACCGTTGATATAATCCCGTTGGATGTTTTTTTATTCATCATATCTTCAACAACCTCTTTCAGTTCCGGTTTGGCAATACGTATAAGCCCCATTGCAAATATACATCCGATAAAATTTCCAACCCATGTCAAAGCGCACTCCGATGCATTCGATTTCTCTATAAATCCAATTTTACCCGTGTAAAGATTCATATTCAGGAAACATATAAAGAACAATCCAACAGAAAACAAAACGGAACCAGCTATAGTGTTTTCGCACAACAATCTAACTGTCACGCCGACCGTAATTAAAATGCCTGCAAGCATTGATTTTTTTAATATAGTAAGACATTTATCCATTTATTTTTTAACCCTTATAATATGTTGATTTGTACTGCCTGCAAATACAATCTTCTCATTATATAAATCCTGCTTATCCAATTCAAATCTGCCGTCTACTATAACATCAACATTTTTTACACATAAAATACGGATTTTATCACAAGGGGTTTTATCCGATTTAATAATATCAGCGTAGTTATAACCCGTATAAAGCCATATCTTCTTATCCGGATAAAGCTTGTTTATTTTGTTGATTAATGAATAAACCTCGCTTACATTCTCGTCACACAACGGCTCACCGCCGAGGATTGAAATTCTTGAAATATACGGCTTATCTGCAAGCTCTAAGAATTTATTTTCAATATCGGTCGTCCACGGTTTACCTTTTTCAAAATCCCAAGTATCTTGATTGAAACAACCTTTACAGCGGAAGTGGCAGCCCTGAACAAACAGGGCAATACCGATTCCTTCTCCGTTTGAGATATCCATTTTTCTGATTTGCGCATATCTCATGTTTCATCATCCTCTAACGGAGTATCATCAATGTGGAGAACCCTTTCCTTTATCTCCTGCGTTCTGCCCTGATTCCAAAAATTCGTACCGATATATCCGCATGTTCGTCTTGCAACACTCATGGTTTTCTGGTCTCGGTTTTTACATTTCGGACATTCCCAAATAAGCTTTCCTATATTCTCGTCCGTTATAATTTGAATTTCACCGTCATAACCGCACACCGAGCAATAATCACTTTTCGTGTTTAGCTCTGCATACATGATATTGTCATATATAAACTCAATTATCTGAATGATAATATCTATATTTTTAGTTAAATCGGGCACTTCCACATAACTTATCGCACCGCCAGGAGAAAGCTTTTGAAATTTGGATTCGAGAGCCAGCTTATCAAAAGCATCGATTTGTTCAAACACAGGCACATGATAAGAATTGGTTATATAGTTCTTGTCTGTAATGCCCTCAACTATTCCGAATCTATCTTTAAGACATTTGGCAAACTTATATGTAGTGGATTCAATAGGGGTTCCATACAGTGAGTAATCTATATGCTCTTCTGCTTTCCATTGATTGCACTTGTCGTTCAACCTCTGCATTATTTCCAGTGCAAATTGTTCTCCGACTCCTTTATCTGTGTGGCTGTGTCCGGTCATATATTTTACGCATTCATATAATCCTGCGTACCCAAGAGATATCGTTGAATAACCGTCATGAAGTAATTTATCTATGGGTTCACTTTTTTTGAGTCTGGCGATAGCACCGTACTGCCACAGTATCGGCGCAACATCTGAAGGCGTACCCTCCAATCTTTCGTGTCTGAGCTTAAGTGCTTTATGACACAAAAGCATTCTGCTTTCAAACAGTTCCCAGAACAAATCCATATCTTTACCTGACGACAGTGCTATATCCGGGAGATTAACTGTTACTACCCCCTGATTGAATCTGCCGTAATATTTCGGCTTACCGTTTTCGTCAACATACGGAGTGAGAAAACTTCGGCAACCCATGCAAGCGTAACAGTTACCATTGCCATTCTTGTCAACTTTATATTCCAGCATCTTCTTTTCAGAGATATAATCCGGCACCATTCTCTTTGCGGTACATTTTGCAGCAAGCTCAGTAAGATAGAAATACTTGCTGTTCTCTTTTATGTTGTCAGGTTCAAGCACATACAACAATTTCGGAAACGCAGGTGTAACCCAAACACCGCTCTCGTTTTTAACGCCTTGTATACGCTGTTTGAGTACTTCTTCGATAATCAATGCGAGGTCGTGTTTTGTCGTCTCGTCTTTGGCTTCGCCTAAGTACATGAAAACCGACAGAAACGGAGCTTGTCCGTTCGTCGTCTGCAAAGTTACAACCTGATACTGTATGGTTTGAACACCTTTTTTAATTTCGGAAAGCAGACGGGCTTTGATAATATTATCAATGGCAGTCTTGTTATCCTCATATTTCAAACCGGCAGTCTCCCATTCGGAGATTACTTCTTTCTTAATTTTCTGTCGGCTGACATCAACAAACGGCGCAAGATGAGAGAGGCTTATTGTCTGACCGCCGTACTGACTTGACGCAACCTGAGCGATTATCTGTGTGGCGATATTACATGCTGTCGAAAAGCTGTGCGGTTTTTCAATTTTTACACCGCTGATTACTGTACCGTTCTGTAACATGTCCTCAAGATTAATCAAACAGCAGTTATATAATGTACGCTGAGCAAAATAATCCATGTCATGAAAATGAATTATTCCCTCGTTATGTGCCTGTACTATATCCGGCGGTAAGAGAAATCTCTTTGTGACATCCTCCGACTCAATACCTGCCATATAATCTCTTTGTGTAGTGACAAGTACGGCATTTTTATTTGAATTTTCATCATTCCAATATTCACTTTTACCTATGAGTAAATCAAGAATCGTCTCATCTGTTGAGTTCTTTACATCTCTTTGGAACTCTCTTATGCTACGATATCCTTCATATGCTTTTGCAGTCAAAAATTCCTGATATTTGCAAAGAGATTCAAAAACCATTGTTTCAATTTGCGCCACTGTGAGTTCTTGCGTATTTTGGGCTTTGTTCTCTATCTCAGTTGCAATTTTACTTGCGATTTGTAGTCTAACAACTCCGCTTCCAAATTTCATTGCCTTATAAATAGCATTATGTATTTTAACTTTATCAAATTCGACTTCCGTACCGTCTCTTTTAATTACAGTCATGCGATTCCTCCAATCATAATAAAAGATAATTAACTATGTAATCCGCAGCTTCCTGAATTGTGTTTACTCTTTTTGACAGGCTTAACCCTATCCAAGGATGGTCGGTATTAGGTTCTCCGATTCCTACAACAAAAATATGTTTATAACCAAATTCATTCATGCCTTCTATTAATCCCAATTCCATGTGCGTGCCGATAGAATCAGCGATATCAGATAAATTAACAACGACGATATTGCTATTTTTAATTTGGTTCAAATCCCATTCTCTTGCTTCTCGTTCATCAACACCGGAATTATATTGGTAATACTGAGGCGGATGAATAAATGCAACGGACTTATCACTTAGATTAAGCACTTCGTTTTCAATCAGTCTGCGCCATTTCATCTGTTGCTCATACGTCAGTCCGCCCATTTTTCCTGCTGTGTATATCTTATAATCAGCTATTAAAATCCCTCCCTAAAATCGTCTCCGTCCACTTCATGCAAAGTCAAATTTAATGCTTCGGCTTTTTCAGATATTGTAAGTTCGTCAAAAAGTTCATTAAGTACTGTATCCGCACAATACTCACAAAGGTCTTCGTCATTTATGGTATATATTGCGTTATCATCTTTACAGCGGTCGCAATAACACACATTCACATTCCTTAATCTACACGATGATAAACACGGCATTCCGCAGTCAACACATCTGTTTTCAATTCTTTTCATTGCTTTTTCTGTTTTCTTCCGCAGCTATGTTTTTCGGGACAATAGCCGAGATATTCGCATGTTGGTTTCATTTGCGTCATATTTATCAGTTTCCATTCGTCAGAGTATTTCTCCAATGTAATTAAAATATCCATAAACAACTCACGAAACTCCCAATTTGCACGAGAACACATTCTATGTCTTGACATATCTATCAAGTTTCTTAAATTACGTTTGTCTACAATTGTCGTTGTCATACCCAACGGCAGAAGTAAAGCAACATCTTCTCTCGGCATGCCTAAGGATTCAAGCTTTCGACTGTTTTCGGATATGGTACGCATAGTATCACGGTATATTTTTTCTGCATCCGGAGCGATAACCACTGAATGGGGCACGACATAATCAAAATCCTTATAATCTATATATCTGGTGGATGCTTGAAGCCGTGTCGGCAAACATCCGATGTGAGTATAATATTCTCGGATTACACGAGCAGAATAACCTTCGATAAGCATATGCACATCCGGGAATTCAATTGCTCTGCCATGATTATTTTCAATGCATTCCCATCCTCTTTTTCGATTTTTGTTCTCATCTGTGACATCCGCACCCCAACAGTAACCGGCTCTTCGACCAATTAACGAGATAGGGTCTTTTGTTGTTTCAGGCAAAATTGTTACTTTTCCCATTCCAAACTCCTTTCGATATCAGCTCTCATAAGGTGACGGCAACGAATAATCCCATATATCATAATTGCCGTTATAACGATTTCTGAAGTGGTTTCTGCCGTTTCTGCCCTCAAAGTAGAGATAGTCACAAGGCAGAACCCGTCCGACATCCGCAATACCGTCTTTTTCGTCAGACCAACGTCTAAGAACATCATAAGCAAGCTCCAACAGTTCTCTATCAAGTTTTGTATTGTCGGAAAATGCGTACTGATTCGGGGCTGTAATTACAGAGCGAATAGAGCTATTATTTTTGTCGGCTCGATTAAGAATCGTCCACGCGACACAAGCCTGCTCTGTTTTACTTGGAACGCCTCTGCACTCTCTGTACAAAACTTTTGCAATATCTATCGCGTCCTGTTCAGTATAATATGTATAGCTTATATTTTTTGCAGTAACTTTTTCAGTAGTTGTAACAGCTTTTGCGGTAGTAGTTTTACTGCTTGTTGTCTGCTGTGCGTGTGTCGTCGTTTTTTCGATGTTTCTTTGAGTTGAAACAACCAATTCAGTAGTTTCTTCGATAGAAAACCTGCTTGTTTCTTCTATGCATGTTGATAATTCCGCAGCATATTCTTTTGATATATCTAAAATAGGTTCTTTTTTCTCTGAAGCCATACAATTTAAAATTAAGACTATACAGATAAAAAGACTTGTGGAAACGGATATCGCAATCGCCGGATTATTTTTTTTATCTTTCACTACATCACTCCTTTAACTCATTTTTTAGTCTCAAGCCATCTGTTAAGTATATCGTTAAAGTTGCTTCTGTTTCCATATGCTTTCTTTGCAATTGCCATTGCAAGTCCTGTTTCCTTTGAATAGACATCACCTGTATCTTTTTGGCATTTTACAATTGTTTTTGTGTCGTCTGACCAAAATACAATTGTTGCCGGGTCGTTAAAAATAACATCTTTAATTTCAGGCATTTCTGCTTTTTTAATCTTTTCAATATTGATATTCATTGGTGTAAGAACACAATTGTATGAAGCTCTGCTTTTTGGAACAACAAAACTTGGTAAAATATCCTCAATATTGCCGTAAAAATTACTTACCATAATAAAATCTCCTTATGTTCATCTTTTTTAAATGCGTATTCTCAATCCTCACATATTCACAATCCAAAAAAATCGTGTTTTTCAGTCTTATTTATTATATACATTCTCAATAGTTTTGTCAATGGGTTTTTCTAAATTGTTTTTAAAAGTTTTATTATCAACCTTATTTAACATTGCCCATAAATCTTCAATAGTTTTGAGAGGAATATTTTCTCCGTCTTTTGAAACAACAGTTCCTTCTTCCCATCGCCTGCCGCAATCAAGTTCATAAACCCAATAACAAATCCAATCATCTTTATCTTCAAGTAATAAACCAAGCACAAATACCGTATCAAAAGTTGTCGATGGAATTTCAAATTCTGTCATATCTTTTGTCAAATGATTGTATTCTCTGGATGCAGAAGATATTTTATCTTGGAGTGTTTCAAACGCAGCAATATGTTCCATGATTTCTTTGAATTTCTCAAAAGTAATTTTCACATTAGTTTCACATCCTTGTTATCTTTTTTTTGACAATAAAACCTCAATTTTATTATCAAATTTTACCGTATTCTAATAAAAATTGTTACTCAATCTTGACATTTATAAAATCAAAAACCTCTTTCATTCCGAGTCCACCTTTGTCCCAATTTCGCATGCAATAATCCCATAATTTAGGATGAGTTACTTTAAGGCGTTGAAACCTGTTTGGTTCTTTTTCAAGATGGCATCCGAATCCGCAAAATACACAACCGGTTCTATCGCATTTAGTAGTATGTAATTTACCTTTCTCATCTATAACTATATCACCGTAAACAGAAGCATAAGGGATGTTGAATTCTTTCAGATATTTCAAAACATCTTGCTCCGTCCAAAATGACATCGGCTGTGAAATAGCTCGTTTTGCCTCAAAAGAATTACATCCGTTTTTTAACCATGCAGTCTTTCTTAAATTACTTTCACATGTCATTGTCGCAATTATTGGCTTATTGTTAGTCTCTTTTTCGTATTTTTTTTGCTGGTTTCTTTTTCATCACATCACAGCACATGTGACTTATCGGAATATTACTATCTTTTAATGGTTTCCATTTTATTACCGAATATCTATTTCCATATTTAATATCATGTGGATTATCTTCTTCAAACTTTTGAGCTGTTTTGCCATTCGGTTTGTTTCTGGCAATATATATATCTCTCGATACTTCTTTACTGATTAACGGATAGCCATATGTTTCTATAACCTTACGAAAATTCATTTCAGTTTTTAGCCAAATAACATTTTCTTTCGTTTTTACAAATTCACGGATTTCAGGATATTCAAGACCTGTATCAACAAACACAGCAGGAACATCAGGATATATCCTTCTAACGAGGTCAAGTAAAACTGTACTATCTTTTCCACCGCTAAATGAAACATAAACTTTACCTTGATTTTTCTCATACCATTCTATTATCCTCGTCTGTGTTACCTGTATTTTTCTACTCAAATCCAAGTTTTGCATTGTTTTTAAATCTTCGTTTGTATATTTATTTTCTATTATAAAACACCCCTTATAACATCGATTTCAGTGTTTTTCATACTTACTTCTTATGCTAAATATTTATCAATTTATGATAGGTATTAATCCACAATTCTTTTGTTCCCGGAATAGCCTCCCATTTTCCATCCTCATTTTTTCGGCTTTTGGGTTTTTCTTTTGTTGACGAAATTTTAACTATATCTCCGACTTCCAGCTTTTCTTTGTTAAATGTTCTCTTGTCAATTTTGCAATCAAGAGTAGTGCCATTCTTCAAAGAATACAGTTTAAGCCGTGGAGAATACTTTGTGTCAACATCCACCACCGCAGCCATTCTGCTATATTGAGTGTCGGCAATGGTGATATATCCAAGATACTCAATCTGTGCATTAATTTGCTCTGACAGTTTTCTCGGAGGTGCTTTTATTTCATTTGCAACAGCTCTCGAAAAAGAATCAAAGTCAACATCCATAAACATCTTCTCAGTTTCTTTCCCTGCGTATGGTTTTATTGTCTCTAAGGAGATACCAAGTTTCATAAGCTCATCTTTTTTGAATTGCTTTCTTCCGGAGAAGGTCTTAAAAAATTTATACTGAGCTATAAGACTATTTGCATCTCCAAACTCTGAGAAAAAATCCAACTCAATTAATATTTTTAATTGCCGGGCATCAGCAGTGGTTTTTGATGAGATGTCATACAATAAATCTATAAAACTATTATATTTGTTCTCTCTCAATGAATATATTTCATCTGCGATTTGGGCATTCATATATTTAATTGATTGAATTCCTTTATAAATACTATTGTCCTGTCTCGACAAAGCATAATTATTTTTTGAAAATCTAAACTTAATTGGTTTTAGTTTAATGTTAAAATAAGCCAGTTCATTAGTAAGCTTCAATGTCCTTTCACTGTCATCGCCATAATAGTTTAATGCCACTGTATAATACTCCAATGGATAATGCGATTTAAGATATGCACCATATAAACTGTCATAAGCATATGACAACGAATGTGACGCATTAAAAGAATATTTTGCAGCCTGTTCAACAACAGTCCAAGTTTCAATAAAACCTTCTTCTCTGCCAACTCTTTCTTTCCAACCAACCAACAGCTTAGCTTTTAATTCGGAAAGTTCCACATCTTTGAATTTCTTTTTTGCAATCTTTTTTATAATGTCATAAGAGCCTGTTTCAGGAATACCGAGCCATATCAAATATTTCATAATCAGTTCTTGATAAATCATTCTGTGGTTGCCTTCTATGAGAATTTCATCGAGCTCCGAAACACCGGTTGTATATGGTTTTCTGTCTATAAAATCCTGCAAAAGACTGGCGCATCCGGGACGGATAATTGCAACAAATGCAGACATTTCCGAAACATTTTGCGGCTTATAGCGTGAGACTAAACCGGTTGCAAAATCACTATCAGCCTGATTAATTGTACTTGTTAATTTGTTTTTGTAAACATCAAAAGTTTTTTCATCAAATAATTTATCTATTTCTTTGATTTTGGGAATCGGGATATTCGCAAGCTTACAAACATCTCGGATAATCGCCCAGACGGTAACTACAAGATAATCATTCTTAAGGTATTTATACTTGTCACAGTTATAGCCGTCAAGTAAGCAACAAAATGTATCTTTACTTGTTCGTACAAGTCCTAATTCTTTACGAACCGGTTTGTTATAAAGGAGCATACTGCATGGACTTTCCGAGATACTTTCAATTACACCGACAAATCGTTTGCTCTCTGCAATGATTTGTCCCCACTTATTATCATTTTCATATAATTCGAGATTCTTGGCTATTTCATCGTATTCCGATATATCCTTTCCTAAGCCTTTACAATATGTACGAAATGCAGAGGCATCTTGAAACGGTTTCCACGCAAGCATCCATGCACAGTTTTCCTTACCGAGCAAATCTTCTGTTGCTTTTATAAATGGCTCTCTGTCGGTTGTATTAAGGTCTATCTTTTATACCCTCGGTTTCCCGATATTTATTAGGGGAATAGACTATACCACAATCGTTGATATTATCTCGGATTCCCATTGGTAGTCGTTGGGGGCTTCAACATGATTGTTGCTATCCCTGCTGATTGCCCATTGTTACATACTCAGCATTTTTACACTTTGGTAACTGAGTCTTTAGGGGTTTCCAGCATATTCTGGGTTGTTCAATACATATCACTATGTAAGGCGACCAAATAATGAATTATAAATATTTCCAATGCAATCCTGCTGCTGTTCTGTTTTTGTTCTTTAACGCAACTGTTAATGAACCATCACTTTTAATGTTGTATTTTTCCTTTGCATATTTAATACAATTAAATATTTCACTTGTTTCAATACACATTATTCGTTTTGCATTTGGATTACTTTCATTTTTATATATAGGATTTCTTTTTTGTTTTTGACGAAGATTCTCTCTCTGCTCATCAGTCCATTTATTTCCGTAATTCGGGTTGTTTACTCCTGAAACAATAGATGAAATTTTTTGTTTAAATTCAGATGATTGATAAACACTATCTGGACTTTTTCTTTTCTTTGATATTTGCTTTTTATATTCATCAGTCCATATTGCTTTTTGAGTTTTAGATATTTGTTTTTTAAACTCTTCACTCGGTTTCCAATTCAATGTTCCTTCTCCGCCATCTGTTAAATTATAACCATTCGGAGGCTTTGTGTTATAAATTTTAATGTAAAATTGTTCTTTTATCTTAGCTTCGTCAAATGTTAAATTCTTCTCCAAGATAGTATGAATAAAATTGTCCCATCCGTACTTCAAAATTGCTTTTTCAAAGCAACCATTATGATAGCCATTTCCATTTCTCCACCTTCTTTCTGGCTTTTGATGGGTTATTCCTATATATTTTTTATCATTGATGATGTTGGTGTGCATATACACAACCCAATTTCTTTCATTATTTTCTTTCAATCGGGTAATGACCTTGTTCCTAAAATTCTCTCAACGGACATAAATCGTGTTGGAAAGAGTGTTATAGGAGCTGATATCCTATCAATATCAGTTAATCCAAGCAGTTTTGTGATATAAAATGACGGAGCGGAATTGTGAACCAACATATTATTGATTACATAATTGTGGTTGTTCTCAATAGACAAATCATAAACACTTGTTTTTTGATGTGGAAGAACACGAATTTCTTTTATCGGCAAATAATAGAACAAATCATCTTCAAATGTTCTTTCAGATATCTTTTTTGCGCTTTTCGAGTTGGGATTTAACCTTAATTTATATGATTCTTTTGAAATGTACCCACGATTATCTTTATAGCTATCTCTTATAATCATTGAAGGTGTGCCTTTTCCTGTGGCAAGACACAATAATTTATAAGCATTTATAATTGAAAGAGAATTATTATCAAAAGAAATTCTGTATGGCTCAGAGAAGCTACCATCTGACAAACTAAGCCCAAGCAATAAAGCTATTAACTTCTCTTCTTTTTGGTAAAACCATTTTGGGTTGAAAACTTTATTCTTGCCTCTTTTAGAATCAAACAACTCTTTTTTAACAAAATTTGTAAAAACTTTTGAACGAATATATATTTGTGAAAGATTTTTATTTAAAGCCTTAGTCTCACAAACAGGCAATCCCAATTGATTTGCGACAGAACGGAAATATGAGTAGTTCATTGTGTATTTATGATTATTGGTATTCAGTGCTAATCCTATTTCAGAGTTTTTTGTTGAATTAGTGAATCCATCACCATACATTAATCCAACAAATGTATTGAAATCTTTATTTATCTCAATATATCTTTTTATTTTCTTACTATACCTTTTATTTATCCCGGAATACTCTTCATAAATATATGTATCATCATACCTAAAACCAAAGTTATTATATAAATTCAAATCAATTAATTTTTGTCCTGAATCATTAAACTTCACTTTGGGAACACAAACATAGTCTGATTTTAAAATGTCTTGTGCTTCTATCCATTGATTTATATTATCCCGCCTGATAAATATTTTATGGTCTTTCGTACAGGTCGGATATCTATTATTTACAGCTCCATATAAATGCCGAATTTCTATTAAATCCTCATCAACATCATACTTGGTTGTATTGACTACCCTTTGAAATGTTCCATCTATCGTCAGAACACTATCTCCAATTTTAATATCTTTCAAGTGTTTAACGCATTCTAAAGTGTGAACAAACGCATCCCCTGTAAAACATCCTCTGCCGGTGTTTGTTAATCTGCCATCATATTTCTCCTGTCCGTCTTTCGCAACATTATAGTCAATAAGAAAGTAATTAGCCATATTTGTTTTCTCTACGATATCCAGTTCGTATGAAATTGCATCTGTGTATTTTTTCCACATGTCAACCGGGATATTTTTTCTTTCAATCAACCATTGCTTTCGGATAATTTTTCTTAAATCATCCATAGGATGCTCGGAAATCGGCGGAAGTTTTATATCATCATTAATTAATGTTATTGGCTCGCATTCATCAAATATCAAAGTATTATCGAGTGCCGTCATCACTTCTGAGCGTGTTAATATTCCTTGTTTTTCATATCTTGAATAAATTTCATGCTCATCAGGATAATCAAGTATCATTTCGCTCTCAAGGTCAAGTTCAAGTTTCATGCCTTTGGCTTTTTGTAATATTTCTCGGTATTTGCTATCCTGAGGATATATGTAATGACTGTCATTCGCGTGTATAATCGGTATTTTTGCTTCTCTGCTCAGTTTTAAGATAGTGGTATTTACCTTTTTCTGCAAATCCATATTATGCGATTGAACTTCGAGGAAAAAATTCTTTCCGAATTTTCTGTGCAATGAGAGAATTAATTCTGTATCATCCCAAATCCCAGCTACACAAGCCGAAGTTATGATAAAATCTTCAGGATTTAGAGAAAACAATAGTTCATAATCAATTCGAGGTTTATAATAGAACCCAGTTAAATGTGCTTCTGACATGATATCATTTAATTGCATAACTCCATCATTGTTTTTTGCAATTACAATTAAATGCTTATTGCTTCTATCTTTTGCGTATCTATCTTTAACAAGATACGCTTCCATACCGTAACACATTTTTAAATTATATTTTTTACCAAGTTCCATCCACTCAAAAATATTTCCGGTTACTCCATGATTGGTCGTAAAAATAGTTGAGTGTCCAAGCTCAATTGCCCTCTTGCAATACTCTTCCGGCTTTACAACGACATCCATACTCCACGGATTGCCATAGTGGTCGTGTTTATGATAATTATGATATGCCATAGCTCACCTTCGATTCTTAAATCTTTTATATTCACAAGAATTCCTAAAGTTACAAAGATTGAAACAATAAAAAAAGCTCTCCGAAGGTTCAAATTCCTTTTCAACTTCAATTGTTTTAATTGTTTTTGTAAACCACTTAATTGTTTCATCATACTCCTTTTTGTCAAACGGAATAGATGCAAGCAATCCACCGTCTTTAAAATGATTCCAAACAATTTTTTTGGGGAACTCATGATATGTTTGATAAATTGCATAGCAATATAAATACATCTGTCTCTTATAAGATTCAAAATTTTGCTGTGCTTTTTTCTTTACTTTTCCATCTCGCCCGAACGGGTATTCCAAACTCTTATGGTCTAACACCACAATTTTGCCGTCTCGCTTATCTCTCAACAGCAAATCAATAAATCCAATAAAATCATAATCGCCAATCGTAAAATGCTGTTCTAATTCGACACCGAGAATTTCATAGTCTTTTAGCCACTCAATATCAAGGTTTGCAAAATAGTCTGCAATAGATTCATAGCTCTTTTCCATTGTTGATTTTTTTGTTTTATAATAAACATTGCTGTCATAGTTGTTTATATAATATTGAAGAGCATCCTCAACTTTAAGCTCTCCCTTAAAAATCATCGCAAGTATTTCATGAACATAACTTCCGACTTCGGCATAAAAATTTCCCTCGGATAAATATTGATTATCATCATTTATAATATAATTAAGATAAAATTCATACTTGCAATGATTGAAACAACTGACGCGGGAGTAAGACCAAAGAGATTTTTTATTATCATTCATAATTTCACTACTTTCCTTTTACTTGAATATAAGTCCTCCCATATATCCAATCCGCAATCCACCGGAGAATTTTTTGTTTTTTCACCGCCGAGTAATTTCTGTTTATCATCAATAATATAAACATTGGTTACTCTCCTTAGTTTATCAATATCATCCCTTACCTCACCATTAAAATATTTCACATCTGAATCATAAGCAAGAACAACATTAACTCTCAACTTTATAAGCAGTTCTATTTGCTCCGGTGTTAAAGTATGTTTTTCAGCGGATACACAATTTTTATACCCCCAACCATATGCCTTCATCACACTTTTAATAGATTCAAAGATGATAACCTCATTTTTTTTCTGAATATAAGGCAGCGTTGTTTCGAGACACTGAAAATAATCCATTACCCCAACGGCATAATAATTTATGTATTTAGCAAGTTTCAGTTGTTTGTAGTTTTCATATCTGGTTCTGCCCTTAATGTTAATCAGATTCCCATCTATATCGTAAACAGGATAAACAATTCTATTACCGATATCATCAATGCGAACAGAGAACAAATCCATTACTTCTTGTTTAATGCCTTCATCAAGCCACTCCTGAACCTTGTATTTTGAATACTTATCCAATGTAGATGCAGGCAAAATTTCGTGCTGATATTTTTCTTTCTGTTGTTCTTGTAACATTTTATATTTTTTTAGAAATATCATTGTTTTTGATTGACACATTTTTGAAAGGTCAACATTTGCTAACTTTGCAGCCTTATCCACTGCCTCATCAAAAGATAAACCCTCAAAATCAATAAGATAACCAATCATTCCGCCTGACTTTCCACATGAAAAGCAATAATATGAATTCTTTTCAGGAGAAAACGATAACGACGGCGTTACATCGACATGAAAAGGACAATTCGTGAAATAGTCATCTCCGCGCTTTTTGAATTGCAATGATTGACTTGCGTAGGCACATAGGTCAGAATCCTCATTGATTTGCCTTAGCATTTCATCATCATAATTCATCTGACCTTACCTCCTGTTCTTAAAATACTCCGTTTCTGTCGTGTTGCTCTGCTTCTACAATTGTCATTGTATCTCCCGAAAAAACAAAATCGAGATAATCTTCCTCGTCATCCTCCTGCATTTGTTCACCAAGACGATTTACATATATTTTCGCGAATGAATTGCCACATTGCATACCATCTTTTGCTATCATTTCTTGGGTTTTATAGTCCCATTTAACGCCAACAGAAAGATACCTATTAATCTTATCGCTATCAGCAACTTCACCGGAGCGATTTAACTGACAAGCAGTAAGGACAGAAAGATTTAACTCTCCTGCAATCTGATTTTTCAAAAAATCACACTTAGCACCGAGAATATTGTAGTTATCACTTGTAGATGTTGCGTTACTCTTGATGTAATCAAAGACTACAAAAGAGAGTCCAATCTTGTATTTAAGCATCTTACAGATTGTATATAATTTGTCATCTGTGATATTGGGGTCATAAATGTGTACAAAGGGCTGCTCTTTGAGCCACTTGATATTATCACTGATTTTTTTTGCCTCATCATCGGAATACCGACCGTTCTTTATTCTCTTAATATCAATGCCGGTGAGATGAGAAAGTAATCTCTCCGTGTAAAGTCTGGTTTGCATTTCCGTGTCTACAACCAATGTAGGCACTCCATTTTTGAGCTTGTGAACAACTTCATTCATTAACAACACAGACTTACCTCTCTTGTATTTGGCTTGAATAACAACCAATTCACCGGGTTCATAAGTAAAGTATTCGTTGAAAACCGGATATTTAGATGGAATACCGTATGTACCGTCCTCTGTTCTCCTATCAACAATTTCCGCCCAAATATCATCAATTTCCTCACCTAAAGTATGGATTTCAGTTGTTGAAACATATTTCTGAGTAAGATGTTCAAGCTCGTCATACACATTGCCGCTTAATTTATCAAGATTATAATCTTTCTTATAACAATTATCGGATAATTGATTAAGAACTCTAACCAAATCTCGTTTAAAAGCCAATGTTACAATATTCTCAGCAAGCATCTTGTATTCCTCTACGGTGTGCCTTGCGGTTTCTCTGTACAGTTCCATAAACTCCTGAACAGATGGAAGATTATATTTTTCAATGGTTTTTTGTACTCCCTGATGACTTTGCAATTTATTAGCCACATTATAAGCATCAATATTTGTAATTCCATCTTTGTACAGCTCTTGGACAGCCCAATATATACAAGCGTTTTCCGTTCCATAGAAATGATTAGGTTTTAAAAAATCAGTATGTAAAATAAATTCAGGATGAGAAATCAGAGTTCCTATCACTCCGCTCTCTGATTGAATATCGGAAAGTTCTGAAATATCCATTACTTCTTACCTCCCAATATGCTCCTAAATCCCATAGGTTTTTGTTTTACAGTGAATTTAGGAGCATCAGAGTCCTCTTTAATAACAAAATTTACTTTACCATTTGCTCTGCTTTTCGCAATCAGATGTTTTTGATAGGCATCTTTGATATCTTGCCTGTCAGCAAAATATTTAAATCCCTGAGGATATCGCAAATTCATTTTATTTTTAACGACATAATCAAAAACAAAAACGAGGTATTCTGAAGGAACGCCTTGAGTAAGCAAATCATTTAAACAGTGAAGCAACTGACTGAAAACAACTGTCCGGCTGATATGCAACACCCATTGATTCTTAATATACTGTAAATCTTTCTTGGTCTGTTCGTCTTTCCAATCACACTTTTGTTTAAGACGGTAGCAATCCGAATGATAGTACATTGTGCCATTAACTTTGTAATCATCTTTTGAAATATCAATCTTTTTATCCGGGTGACTGCATTTTGCATATCGACAAGTCTTAATATCAGTTTTTTTACTCATTTATTCTTCCTTTTCAAGTAAATATGTTGATTCCATATCGGACATATGCAGTGCGAGAATAAGGGGATATTTGTGTATTGCAATGCCAAGAGTATTCCAATTCTCTTTCGGTTCAGAGAATCCCATATGCCAACGGATTGCATATTTTTCTACCGGCTTCAATTTTATATATTCGGATATCATCATTACGGACTTCTCTCCATGTCCATAAGGAAATTTGTCATCTATCATGTATGTAGGGACAGTTACCCAATCATATCTGCCGTTACTATCTGATTTCGTTCCCTTATCGCTATATTCCTTCTTGTTTTTCAACTCTGTACCATAGAAATAACATTTACATAAGTCGTGCAGCAACGCAGAAATGATGAGACTGTCAGAGCCAACATCAACTTTGCTTTCCCATAACTCATCGTTGAATTTACTAACAAGGCGGTCATAGACATTCAAAGTGTGTTCAAGAAGCCCACCCTCGTGACAGGAATGAAATCTTGTCGAAGCGGGAGCGGTATAAAAATCTGATTTACGAATAAACTCAAGTAAGTTATCCATACCCTCTCTTTTTGTGCTTTTCAACAAACTTTCAAATCTTTCAATATTGGTCTGTTCTGCCATATGCTCGTTCCTTTCTGTCTTTAACCCAATAATTAGATAAGTTTCTTATGTAGTCATAACAATCAATATATTTGTGGTATTTGCTGTTTATTGTTCCTACGCTTATCTGTTTTATATTCATTACATCGACTGATGGCACTATCATTACTTTGATAACCTTATTATTTTTAATTTCTAAAAGCATAAAGAAATCACAAGAATGATTTTTATATCCAAGATTAAACGAATAGTAATCTCCATTTGCTCCACTGTATAAATTGCTTGCTTTAACATCAATTTTTATTGTTCCATTAACAAGTAAATCATATGGGTGGTTTTGTGTCATTCTTTCAACGGTAAAGCCATTTTTACAAAGGAGTTCTTTTGCCGTTTCTTCAAATTTTTTGCCGGTAGTTGTTTCGTAGCCTCGGATGGATAAACCCATTATTTCTGCGAGTTTATACCATCCGATTTTTTTGGACACTACATTTGATAAAGCCGTATTTTGAGTTACTGCATTACACTCTGATATTGTTGGCATTCTTGAAATATTAAGTGCATTCATTACGGATATAATCTCTTGCTTTATTTTGTCATCAGTCCATTGCATTCCGTGAGAATAACCCATTATTTAAAAGGGTAATTCATCATCGGATTCATCAACGACAAAAACATTCTTCTTTGCCTTGGAAGGCTTTGCAGAAGAAACATTACTGCTGTCTTTTCCATCGGGAATATCAAACGAAAAAATTGCATAATTAACATATCCTTTTTTCTTCTCTGCGTCATAAGGAGTAGTAACTTCACAAGATGTAATCTGTATAGGAACACCCTTCTCAGTTACATTCAATTCCTGAGCCTTTTTGTGTGCTTCACCAATCAACCGAACAAAACCGTCCTGAAAATCAGTATCATATTCATTGTCACTGCCTTTGCGCTTTTTTCTGGTACTTATTTTCGCAGTAGAATAGCCTCCTTTATCTTCGACAGCCCAAATTCTTGCATATCCTCCGCGTTTTTCATTATCTGCTTGTCTAAATCCCATATAATTACCTCTCTTTATTTTCTTACTGTAAGCAATTTCTTCTTTAAGTTTTCGAGAATTGCAGTATCATTAATATTTGAAACCTTACCGGTGATAAGTTCATCATCCAAATCAGGATTGGCTTCCTTTTCCGCTCCCTTGCAGAACTCAATTGACTTCGCTTTTGCCTTATCGGACAACCCGGATTTCTTTTTGGCAAGCTCAGTTACTTCATCCTGAAGGTCAATCAATTTACTTTCATTTTCGGGCAAATCTTCTCCAAGGAACACATATGTCGCCAACCCGTGGAGGGCTAAACACTTTACCAAGCATCTTTTAAAAGACTTATTTGCATCAGTAGATGTTATTTTATCTGCCGAAATTGCTTGATTGCGGTAATCCATAATAGGAAGAATCTCTGTATGTGTAATATCTCCAATAGTTACACTAACTTCAACCCATCCACTTTTGCCATCATCACACCAAAATCTTTTATTACCAAATTCGTCAATAATCTGCTGATGAATTTTGAATGTTGCATCCGGATAAATTCTCTTTACAGCCTCCCACGCAGCAGCCCAAGGGAGATATGTAAGCTTATTTTTTTCCTTGGTTTTATTGCCAACATTGATTTCATTTAATGTGTTGAAAATATTATCCTTTTTCTTTTCTTCCATCTCAATATCCTTTCATAGTTTAGCAATAATGTAGAATAACCTACTTCTTATATCACAATCAAATTAACCACCGACCTCAAAGTGAAGTATCTATATAAAGTTCCGCATATTATGAGGAACGAATTTTAATGAGCATACACATCCGCATCGTGCAGGCACAGAATATCATTAAACAACTTAGCTCCAAGCAATTTTTTATCTTTGTTTAATACTTTTTCTGATTGCTTCCACTGACAATATGGATGCATATGGTAATAAATCAGATTTGAAATATATGCCATGATTACATCTCACTAACAATATCCTCACTCATATTTTCGATTTGTTCTTCCGATAATGAATCAACCATAATACCGGATAGGCATTTAAAATAGAAGTTTTTATGCTTATAAGCAGTAAAACTCGGTCTGTTGTCAATTCTGACAACTATGCCTTCACGAATGTGACTTTTACCAATCGGGTCTGCTCCATCGTAGTATTTCTCAACGCGTGACATTAAATCTTCCCAAGTGGTATATGTAAATTTTTCAAATGTGGGAACACACTTTACCCCCATCTTCTCGCATTCGATTTGAACCTGCTCCCACGGAACTTCAACAGTAAAACCATCCTCATTAGTCAAGGTCATGCGATAGACATAGCAGTCATTTTGACCAACTTCACAGCCGTAAGAAAATACGGTCTCTGAGCCATACTGTTTAGAGAATTCTTTATCCTTAACCAACTTATTGGAACATCTACCCATAATGGTATTATTATCATCGACCCAACCAACAATCTCATAGAAAATTTCAGCACCTTTCGGCAACCTATCCTTGAAAAAATTGTGATAACGCTCTCTAAAAGCATTGCTGCCATACCAACCACCCTCATAATCTTTTAAGGTTACTCGTCTTGTGCCACTCACGATTTTATATCGTCTTGTAATTTTACCTTTGAGATGAAATATTTTCTTTAATAAGGGAGGAGGTGTCTTTGTTGTTACCTCAACCGCATTCATAGTTCTTGCTGAAGTGCCGTGCATCTTCAAAGTGATATAACAGGTGTCTCCCGGCTTAAATGCACGCTCATTGTAAGCAAGCTGTGCAGTATCAATATGTTCGACAAAGAATGGATAAAAAATCTTCTCTTTTTTATTCTTGTGAGACTTTCTGGTTTTACTTACTCCGAGAGTGCCATACTTATTCTGTCTATTGCTTCTCGGAATGTATTTTCTGCAAATTTCATAACCGTTCAGAGTAGTAATCTGCGCACCATCGGTCAACTTCTCAACATCCGTGTATTTGCTCAACACCTCGATAGGAAGGACAAGACCGTCAGACTGCTCACCACGAAATTTAAGAGCCTTAATGTTTCTCTTGTCATGGTCAAGATAACCGCCTATATTATTACCGTCCGCATCCTTAACTCTCACAAGATTGTTTTCTTTTGCGAAGCCTTCACTTAGCTGACCATCTACAGGAAAATAGACAACTCTCTGTCCTGCATAATAATTTAAATCGACAATAACATTGTTGCCGAAAATCGTAGCACACTGTAACCTGTCAGCATTGTTATGCTTTCGCAAATCTTTGATTGTGGTTACATAAGCACAATACATTTATCTACCTCTTTTCTTATTTTTAATAAGTTTCTTAACCGGTTTTCTTGTTTTTATTGGTTTTTTGGTGTTATTCTATATTATTTCTTCTTATCAAAAAAAAGAAATATTTCGGCTTTGTCTCGGTAGAACACTTGGGACATCTATAAAGCCTATAAGAATTACCGTTCTCAAAACGCGTTACTTTTTTCATAAAACAACCGCAATGTTTACAAAACATATTTACTCCTCCAGCACTGGTACTTCATTTTTCCACTTTCCTCTATCCCAGTTTTCCATATAATTTGCAATAGTTCTTAAAAATTCAGGAGTTGAATCTTGTTTTCTTCGATTACAGCCCCAACAAATAATTGCAACATTATCTTTTGTATAACCCATCGAAGAATCAACTCTATCCATAGATGGAGAATCGTCATTCATCTTTTTATCTTCTTTGTAGTCTATATCTAATGTTTTACCGCAACACTCACAAGTTGGGTTTTGGCTTAATCTTTTCATCAAATATTCGACGGTAAAGAAATTTGAATCAAATTCATAATGTTTCTTTTTAGAACGCTCTCTCATCCCTCGCCTCAATAATTGGCATCGAAATCTCAAAGGTTGATTTGTTGCTTTCTTCTTGTCATTTTCTTTGATTTTATACTTGTATTGTTTGTGATAATTTTCTCTGCGTTTTTGTAAATATTCCTCATTGCCATTTCTATAAGCATTTAAGTATTTATTTTTACAATCTTTACAGGTATTACTATGTCCGTTTTTGCATCTCGAATCTTTAATAAACTCATCAAGTGGTTTTTCTGCTCCGCATATTTTACATTTTCTAATCATCCGGTGCTTCTAATCCCCATCTATCCCATCCATCTCTTTTTGTCCGAGCATACATCTCCAACTTCTTCAAGTCGGGATAAAGCCTATTGATAATCTCATATGAAATCTCTGGCTTCTGGCTATGTCTTTGAACCTTTTCGGTAAACACGGTATGTATTTTTCCTCTTTCTTCAAGAGCCACAGGTTGAAGTTTACCCTTATACATATATAAGAGGTATTCGTGTCCGTATCTTACTGTGAATGCTGCTGGTATGCCAGTAACCTTATTCCATACCATTCTTGCGTGTAACTTATATCCCAATTCTTCTGTAATCTGTTGTGCTTCAAACAGATATTTGTCGATAGTCCAAAGGAATAACACGCTGTCCCCCGGACATAAGCTCGTTGCTTGTCGTAAATGCTCTTTGATTTCTTCAATAGAGCATACAGAATAATCGAGTTCTGTTCCACTGCTTACCGGTCTTACACTCTTTTTGCCACCCTTTGCCTGTTTCCAAGGTGGGTCGGCAAGAACCAAATCATACTGGTTATTCGTGTTAAATATATCTACTCTCATCTACTCAACCTCGATAAAAAGATTTAATTTCCATTCTATATATTTTTTATCACTTTAACCTTACTCGACTACCCCTTATACAAACGGGTTATACTCTTTGGGGTCTGCGTGATTTGCCCACTCAACCCACTTCGTTACCCTATCTCTCAACTCTTCATCAAGAAGGAAAGGCTCACATACAAGGATTAAACTTGGATTCTTCTTCATGATTTCAGCATTATCAACGATTTCCTCATAATCAACTGGTCGCTGCAACATTTTCGAGTAAACCCTGTCGCCACGAGAGGTAATTCTGCGAGTGAATGTTGCCTCTCTGAACTTAAAGCGCTCTGTCAAATGCGGATTCAGTGTCAAATCGTATCGTATTATGTATCCGATTTTCATTTATTTTCCCCCTTTTTTAATCCAATTTCTAAATACAGCTCATCAACAGCATTTTTTTTGCTTTGAATGCAGCTATATATTTTTTCTTCGATAGTATTTTCGCCCTGCAAGATAATATAGGTACATTTATTCTCTTGTCCGATTCTATGTATTCTCTCTTGGCTCTGCTTAAATTCCTCGTAACTAAAACTCAAAGAATAATAAATGTTGTATGTACAATTTACAAATGTTACACCCTTGCCAAGTAATTTTGGATGCGTAAAAAGCAATTTTATTTCCCCGTTTTTAAACTTACGAATAATATCATCTCTGTTTCTTGTCTTAGAGGTCAACGCTACTCCATTAAACTTTTCTGCAAGAGACTCTATTTCGTGCTGAAATTGACACCATATAATAATTTGTTTATTGCCGATTTCATCAATCACTTCTTTAAGTAAGTTTTCTTTGTTATTATCAAAAATTTCAACACTTTTATCTTTATTAATTATAAAGCCACTTGAAATCTCTCTGAGTTTCATTAATTTTGCAGTAAATTCAAATTTGCTCCATTGGTTTATATTGGATTTAATATCGTCAAACACATCATCATAGTATTTACGCTGTTTCTCAGCTAATTTAAACTTTCTAACCTGAAATACTTTCTCCGGCAAATCTACACAATCTTCTTTCCTCAAAAACACAGATTTCTCTCTGAGTTTTGCATGATATCGTTCTTTATCCTCATCTGTTTGATACCAAAAATGAGGATTCGACATGTCCTGATGAAAATACCTTGCAAGAAAACCATAGTAATTGTTGCCAAGAATATCATTACAAACAAACTTCATCTGAGGAAAAATTTCACTATTATGATTTGGTGTCGGACATCCGCTTAATACAAATCTGTGCGGTATTACATCTGCGATTTCAAGTAAAGCCGAAGTGATTTGACTTGACATATTTTTCATTACACTGCTTTCATCGACGATAATACAATCAAAGTTTGCATTATGGATTTCGTTTCTTATAATTTTGAAACTCTCGTAATTCATCACATAAATGTCGGCTTTTTCGTTCAACATTTTTAAGCGGTAATCTTTACTATTGCCCCATACATTAATAATCTTCTTGCTTGGATAGAACTTGTGGCAATCATCTATCCAAGCGGTTTCTATAACGGAAAGAGGGCATAAAACTACTGTTTTATCGTAATGAGTTGCTATCTCTAAACTTATGAGTGTTTTACCTACACCTGTATCCGCAAATATTCCATAAGAGCCACAGTTTAATGCCTTTCTTACAATAGCCTTTTGGTAATCTCGGAGAAAAGGCGAAACTTCATATTCAATAAATTCTTTATCTTTCAGTTTCTCATCAGAGGATATAAAACCCAATTGAATGAGCTTATCAACAGCAGTATCAGGAAATTGCCATTTTCCATCACGGAATCTTCTTCCTTCTATTGTTCTTATATATGGAATTTGTTCCACAGGAATTGACAACTCAATCAGCCGAATCACCGACCTTTCACATTTATATTTTAGTCTGCATTATTTTTTTTGCTTTTCGCGCAGCCTTTTTCGCTTCTTTTTCAGCTTTCGCTTTTACAGACTGTTCTTTTCCAAGAATTAACTGCTCATTAAATCTTTCTTTCATCTTGTCGATTGAATCATCTATTTCAAAAACGGTATCATCCCAAAGCGAGAATCTTTTTTCGATTGCCATATCATAAAATTCCTTATTTAGTTCAAACCCAATAGCATTGCGATGGTTTTCAATTGCAACTTTATTTACAGTTCCACAACCTGCAAATGGGTCAAGTACAGTATCTCCGGGACAAGACCACAGCTTAATGCAACGCTTAACGAGCTCTTCAGCAAACGGCGTTGAATGTCCAATACCTGAATTAGGTATGTTCCAACTGCCATCAGCCCAATCAGCCCATTCTTCAAGTGTAATATCTGAA